CAAGGCAAGGCAAGGCAAGGCAAGTGAAGGCGTTACGCATCGGCAGATTGGCCGATGGGTTGGGCGTCGAAAGTGGAAGACGAATCGAAACTCGTGGCCGAGTACGATCACCGAGAGAATGGTGAGGAAAGGCCATGCAACTAACGTTGCATAAATTCGAGGATGGGCGATGGAAACTGAACCCGCTGTGAGTGAAGTCGGAAACCGGTAGGCGTCGTCTATACCGAAAGGTATGGCGTTACGTGGGTCGAAGGTTCCCACGTTAAATAAGACCCTGGACCACACGAACGGCATGACAAAGTCGGGAGGGTGGGGGAGGTATGGGAACAGGCATCCCACGTAAACAATCGTGGTGAATGACCGTTAGACCATCGACTAGTAGGCGCAATATCGGCGCAACAACCAGAACAGTCGGCAACCGGCGAGCATAGGGCTCCAGTGTTGTAAGGTGAATCCAAACGGAAATTCGTGATGTCGCTGCGGAAGTCTCGGCAACTGCAGATCGACTCGTACCCGGCTAACGTAATGTTGGCGGCTGGCAGGCCAGTTAGTGACTTTACTCCGGTAAGGTTAAAGCTACTTTGCTTTGGTGAGGTACTAACTGTGCGGTTCGATTCCGTACGCCAACACTATGCAACGAAATACGTTGCGGGAAAGTAAGACAACAATGATGAGCGTACTCAGATATCCGGACGAACCGGCCACCCTCGGGGTGGCCGAGTACAAGTGGCAAGAATATGCCACGTATCTGGATGAACATTCGTTCGAGACAGACGGGTTCTGGCGGTTTGAACGGGAAGCCGTGACCGCCCGTGAGGTGGCGCTCGCCGCCCAGGGTGGGAGCTTCCATTCCTACCTTCGTGCGGTAGCACGACACAACCGGACGGTTGAACAGCTCTTGTGGCAGTTCACGACATGGGGACTAACGAGTGGCCTGGTAAGTATCCGCTACACCCTACAGTACAGGGATGCGATGGATATCGAGCCGTCGGAACGGTTCGAGAACCGTAACCGCTATGGATGGCACTTCGAACCAGAAGGAATGGTGCTCAGTGCTCATGGATGGGCTAGCACCCCATGTCACCAAATTCGCATGATTCGATCCATGGTGGTGACGTCATGATAACGAAAGAGAACGGAATAATCTCGTGGGACCTGACGGACTTTGTCGAGTACCACGTCACCGGCGTGGACCGATGGGGGAAGAGGTTTAGATGTATGAGGTACGAACAGTGGTGTTGGGCTAATCGAGTTAACATCTACAGAGGAACCAAGTGGGGCGTCCTGCCCTCGGGTAGGAGGGTGAAGATTCAGGAGGTATGGAATTGAAACGCAAGATAGCGATTGCTGGCTGGAGTGTCACATTCTTTGTGGTCATGAATGTTATGGCCACCTGCATCCACATCCTTTGGATGTGGATTGAAACTACGCAAGGAGAAGCACTCATGGTATTCCGTGTACTCCTAGCGCAATGCTACGGGGTCCAGCTTGCGGTGGCAGTGCTTGCCGCCATCGGGCTGTACGCAAAGATAGAGGAGAAATGACATGCCATCGTTTGGGGAATTCCTGGCAAACGGAGAAGTCCAGAAATGGAATGTGACCAAAGCGCAACTGGAGCGTTCCGGTGGAAAGGTTGAGGTCCGCCGTCTCGAAATAACCGAGACAGATCTGACCGGTATCGACCTCGACAACGTGGTGGTGAGTCACGTTGACTTTGTGAACTGCAGCTTCGGGGCCATGGATGCGACAGCATCGACAATGACGCAAGTTCGGTTCAAGGATTGCGTCATCAGTAAGCTGACGGCACCGGAAGCACGCTGGTCGGGCGTGCTCGTGAGTAACAGCCTGCCCTACTGCAGGGTTAATCCAGTGAACCTCAACTCCGCTGTGCTCGACGGGTGCACCTTTGTGGACGTCGACAGCGTGTCGGTGCATGGGGCTAACGTCAACGCATGTCGCTTCAGGCGTGTAGACAGACTATTCATGGGCTCCGCCGACGTACTCAACTCTTCGTTGGAGCGAATGTACCTGGGAACCGTGTTTGCGGACAAGGCGTTCGTCAAGAACTTGGAACTATACGAGTGCCATGGTGGAAATAGCACCATGGTGTCCGGCCGAGCTGGGTCAGGCAACTACTGTTCAATTGTCAAGGAAGTGCAAGCGTTCAGGCTTGTTACCGGATGTCTTGAATGGGAATCAATCCGGAACTGCCTGAACTACCTCGATGGACATGTCTGGGAATGGGAGGATACCGACGACGACACTCGACGTAAGTGGCGGGAGAATTTCCTGCTATGGCTGGCCTACGCGGCCAACTCGATTGGTGTTGATATCCCGAAAGGGGAGAATGGTGACTGAAGAAGTGCCTGGGCACCTGATCGAGCAAGGACGAGTGAAGGAGTGGAACAAGTGGTTGGACAGCGCCACCGGTTCCCGCCCACACAAACTACACCTGGACACCGTTTCGGGTGTGCATCTAAACGGACTCAATCTGAATGGCGTGCACTTAATTGGTGCCACGTTTGAAAGGTGTCACCTCCTTGGGGTCAACATGGACTCGACACGATTCGAGTTGGTTGACTTTAAAGATTGCCAGCTTGGCGGAGTTGACGGTTTCGAGGTGCATGGTGTCAACTGGGATAGCGTGACGGTGAGAACATCGCCCGGCATCAGGTCGGGCCCTAGAATCACGGTAATTTACTCCTCGATAAACCGATCGACGTTCAACGGGGCCAGCTCCCTGATAACGTCCGACTCAACGTTCGATAAGTGCAGTTTCTATGAGGTCAAACATATGCACTTTACACACTCGACCGTGAACGGGTGTTCCATCCATGGGATCGACCTTAGTAAAGTGTTCCAAACTGGATCACGATTCTCGGGGACGAGTCTACCCGGATGCGTTGGGTCGAATACGATGATGGTTGCAGGTTGCGCTGGATCGGGCGAGATGTGCTATCTCATCAAGGAGGCCGATAGCCCCCGACTTGTCACGGGGTGCCGTGAATGGGAATCCATTGAGGATTGCCTCGACTACCTCGATGGCGAGGTAGAGGAGTGGAGACGGTTCTCCCTGAACCGCCAAAGAAGGTTCAGGGAGAACTTTCTCCTTTGGCTGGCATATGCCGCCGATTCGGTTGGTGTTGAGCTTCCTGGAGGAGGGGAGTGAGGGGTCAAACGGTAGTAAAGGTCGGCGATAGGAAGATCTGGGTTGATATCTGGATGAACAAGGCGTCAATCCCCTCGTTTAATGTCCATGGATGGCCGGTGAATATCGTGAGGGAAGTTCGCGACGACGTTTCATCTGTCCTCGAACGTCTGGGCATCGACCTGGCAGACTGCCGGATGGTGGTAGTAACGCTTCGAGTCGCCCCGCTCTTCGACGGGCTGGATTCTGAAGGGCGCGATGGGAGTGTCCACCCAATATGGTGGGGCGACATTCGAGTGGTCGTCTCGGAAACGGTTGCCGAGATGTTGATTGACATGATGGAAAGGGAAGGCAATGAGTAGGAATACTGAAAGGGGAATCCTGGGTTCAATCGCTGTCCTTCAACTGGAGCCAACACTTTCCTCGGACTGGTTCGAACGGACCATGAAGGAATATGAGCCAATTATCCAGAAATTGATCTATGGATTCGGGCTTGAGTCCTACCTGGATCACCTCGACCTATCCGAGGTGAACGCAAAGGATCTGGTCAATTGCGCACTTGAGGAGTTCGGGACATCGCGCTCCAACGAGGCCATGTGTTCAGCGGCTTCCTCCGTATTCGTATCTGCCGTGGACTTCCATGGAAGGTACGTCGTAAGACCGCTGCACTCGTTCCACGATATCAAGGCGGTATGGAGCGGTGCTGGCCCGAAAGGGTACGTGGTTGAGTTCAAGCTGGATTCCGACGGAGGGGCCACCGTCACCGTCGTAACTGCAGACAGGTTCCATGACATGGAGCAGGTACGAGCACTGCTCTTAACCAATGATGAAGGAGAAGAGGAATGAGCAACCCAAAGCCAAGAGTGAAGAAAGAGGTTCGAGGGGTTGTTGCCTTTGTGGCGACAGAGAAGGCCCACAAGTCGGCGACCTACCCTGCGACGTACTCCGGGTACGTCAGGGCAATGATGCGAGACGTCCTCAGCGGTGGGGTCTGGGCGGAGGACGTGAATGGCAAGCGGACTCGCCTTCTCCGTCGTGAGTGGGGCGAGAGGGTGCCGACCCCGCACCGGTTGCACTTCGACAAGGACTCGACCTGGGTCGAGATCATGACGGGAGGGTGAACATGGATCCAAGAATGATCGAAGTGGACCTCCCGGTTCGACCGCTTTCGGAAATATCGGTCGACGCCCGGGGCGACTTCGGGTACCTGAGGGGCGAGGAGTTTGACCAGGAGAGGCTCGTCTGGTTTATGGGGTCATGGTGGGACATCTACGAGGTGGACGTATCCACCACGGACAGCATGGGGGTCACCTGGCAAATGAGTACAACGTCGGCGTTCTCAGCGACGGGGTTCGCTTGTGAATTCCCATGCGAGAGCGAAGAGCCATGGTACCTGCGGGTAACCGCAGGGTACTTCTACTGGTGAGAGAAGGAGAAGGAATGAAAGAGTACACAACCGCAATTGAGGTGGGGGAGCGGTCATCGCTTCACCCAAAGGTTGTCTCCGTTGATGTGAAGACGAACCAGCGGGACCTGGCCGATCACCTGGTCAGCCAAGTGTCGAGTGATCTCAACTGGCTGACCAGTCGTGAGAACTGGGACGCGTTCGAGGAGGGCGACTGGTTCGACTACCCGCTCGAACACGACTTCGGGTGGTGGGATGG